ATCTTTTTTATCTATAGGAAAGAAAGCTTCTTCAGGTATACCATGTGGTATGTAAGTACAATCCCAATCAGTTCTTGGTTTTTTCTGAGCTACTTGTTCAACTATATTTACGGTTTGTTTCGATATGTTCATAATCAAATCAGAGCTCTCATAAAAAAACTCATTGTATCTTGGGTATGGTAAATCATCCCAAATGTTATAGTAGAATATCGGTATTTGTTGTCTAATCTCGTGTTCCATTTGGTACAACCACAACCAAAATCGTGGGTCTGTGTAATGTAAGATTGCGTCAGGTTTTTCAATATTAATCAAATGTCGAAGTAACTCTTGACTACCATAACCACTTATGGGATAAATTTTTAAATTAGCATCTGCGATACCGGTTTCTTTCCTCACAGAATCATTCATATCAACAACTTTACCCTCTTCAGGATGCTTGATAGCACCACCAACTTGAACCCAATCAAACTTATCAAGTGTACCGAGAACAAAGTTCTTAGAAACCGTTCCAACCCCACTACTCATTCTAAGGTCATCAGAGAGAAGTAGAACTTTTTTCTTCTTTACACCTGAGTTAACCACTTTGGTTAGTTTAGGTAATTTTAATTTTGCCATTATATCTCCTAAAATCTACTACCACTTACTCGTAAGTCTTTGTGATGTTTAATATTAAATTTATAATCTTCATCGGTTAAGAACCTGTGTATAGAACGATTCACAAGTTTCTGTAAAGTGAAATCTTCATTCAATGAACGAATTTTAAATTGTTTATATAAATTAGATAAAACCTTGACCGATGTTAGTTTAGTATCAGCTTTCATAATAACTCCATATATACATATATAAGTATATACTTAATTTAAAATTATTACTTTTTTATTTGATTTTTTAGCCTCTTGAATTGTGTGAAGAGTCCCTTTGGTATAATCATCTTTATTCATAAAAGCTACAATGTAATCACTATACTCGACTATTTGTTTATTTCTATCATAGAAATTTTTGGGGAAGTATTTTTTACCATAATGTGATTGGTCTAATAGACAATGTTGATTGTAGGTATAATGTCTTGGTGGAAATTCAACATATCTCATATCGAACTCTAAAGCGTATTTTTTAGCAAAACCATCAGCACCAAGTTTTTGTCCACCACTTACTATCTCAACCTTATCTTCGAATTGTTCTTTGAGTTTGTATACAAATTCTTTTATTTTTCTACGATTAGTATATGTTCTTGAACCGACAATTCCGACTCTTTTCATTCTGATACAGCCCTACCTTTCATCTTTTCCCAATCTCTATCTTTTCTGACTTTGTTATTAGTATGAAGTGTCCCTCTTAGTACATCACTGTCTAAATCGTAATAATCACATATTGATAATAAGGCATGTAAGTCTTTAGGAAAACAATGACCACCAAAACCATAATCACCATCAGGACCTGGTACATTCCAATGGGTCACACCGAGTCTATCATCTAATGTAGCGTACTCAACAACCTTATCGTAATCTATTCCTAATTTTTCACATATCAAATACATCTCGTTAGCAAACGATACCTTTGTAGATAAAAAAGTGTTTGTGAGGTATTTTATCATTTCTGCTGTTATAGAACCTGTTTTGATTATATGTGCTTTAGGAAAAACATAACCATAAACTTGTCTTAATTTATTTGTACCCTTTCGTGTTCCACCTAATATGATTCTTGTTTGATTCTTGAAATCTTCAATGAAGTTTGCTTCGGTGAGAAATTCAGGATTAAATATTATTGATAATTTCTTATATTTTTTGTTGAGTTCATTTGTGGTACCAGGAGGTATCGTAGATTTAATAACGACTATTAATTCTCTTTGACTCTTATTTATATCCTTTATTACACTTTCAACTATTGAGATATCACAACTTCCATCTGTCTTCATTGGTGTTGGTACACATACAAAAATAATTTCACATTTTTTTGTCATTGTGTCTAAATCACAACTACTCTTCGTTTCATCAAATTTATCATAAGTTTCAACATCGTAAAATCCATCAAATCCTAATTTGATTGCACTACCTACATAACCTTGACCTATTACTCCTATCCTCACTAATCATTCCTTTTTTGCTTTCTGATTGGTTTCTCACTTTTTGGCTTTTGACAAAATTCTAATGTGCTTTGAAATTGATTCAAACCACCAATTATATCACCTCTGTATGTGAATCTTGTATGGTCTGAGATTTCCATATCATCGGGTATTATATCAAACCAAACGAAATCCTCAGTTCCAAGAACAGGCGTCGGAGTAATTTTGGTTCTGAAATGAAGTTGTTTTTCATACTTTTTGACAAAACTTTTTAGTTGTTTTGGTTGTAGTGTGCCTTCATCATACCAAAGGTGTAATTTGAATTGTCTAATCTTATATATTTCATTGACTCTATCAATTACCCAACTTTCAATTTCAGTATCGATAAATTCTGTCAATTTCAATCTTGCTGTTATACTATGTATCATATCAAATCTCTATATCCTTACATTTTGTAAATGATTTACACTTACTTTTTGGGTGACACTTTTGATAATCATGTGGTATAATATTACCATCCTTATCATAACACTCTTCCATAAATTTTTGTAATCTCACCAACACTTTATTGATACTTGGTTTCCCATTTGCTGGAACAAACTTCTGTACTCTTTTTTGTGGAAAGTCTGTATTTTCATACAACTTTCTCTTGACTATAAAATACTCCACATCAATTCTGTCTAATGGGACATCAAATTGTTTTGCATAAAATGACTTGTACAATAGTAATTGGTCTGTTTTGTTTTTGTCAGCTTTAGTATACTTATTCCAACCCCAAGAAGAGGTTTTGATATCAATAATCTTGATTCGATTTCTGATGTTGTCTTTAATAATTAGGTCGATGAAACCTTTAAATTTCAAATTATTTGGTAAATCATAATTCAGAGCCGTTTCGATACCAAGCAACTCATAACCTTTTTTACTAAAGTAATCACCTCGTTTTCTCTTAAAGAACTCAAGTATACGAAGACCATCATTGTAAAACTCTGTCATTTCATCTTTACTACAGAACTCCTCTCCACCATTTCTCATCTTGATTTCCATAAAGTTTTTCTTGAGTCTATCTTCTAATTCTTCATGTAAAATTAATTTGTCGGCCTCTTTAATACTACTGGTATACATCACCTTAATGTATTCTTGTAAGACTTCGTGCATACTCGTTCCAAACAATGTATGAATGTTATCTGTAAATGGTAGAGCCTTATCGACATATTGGAGTTTCCAAGAATATGGGCATTGACACCAAAGGGCGAACTGACTATAGGATATTGATTTTTTAGCCATTTAATTTCTGAACGACAGATTGTTTAGGTAAACCACCTATGAATCTATCTACTTCAACTCCATTTTCTTCAATGACAGTGGTCGGTACAGACCTTACATTGTATTGGTTTGCAAGTGCTTGATTCGAGTCAAGGTCTATAATCTCAACTGAATACCCTTCACTCTTTATTTCATTCATTACTGGTTTGAAAGCTTTACAAGGGCCACACCATGTAGCCGTAAAGTATTTTGCTGTTCTCATTTTATTTTCCCCATTTTCCACGACCAACGATTGTAGCCATAATACCATAGTTAGACACATCTAAATAAGCGTCTTCTAATGGTTCATCCTTGACAGCTGATTCTCTACCAGTCATCAATAATGTTTTAACTCTCTGTAACTTATCATTCATACGAAACCATAAACCTGTCAATGATAACTTTACTTCATCATCGGTTTTCAATTGAGTTCCTACGGATATATTACCTGGCCCGTAATCGTGTTGTTTGTGACAGAACAATTCATATTGTTCTCTTTGTAATTTCTTGAACTCGGTTGTCATCTCTGGCCATTCTTCTTCCATTTTAGCAACAATATTGTCACTTGTATGAACGACCCTTGCCGTGTCCTTGATTGAATTTCTTTTAAGTTCTAATAAACTTTCATTTTCCATATAGTTCTCCCAATGTCATATAAGAATTTACACATAAAAATTGTAAAAGTCAAGTAATAATTTCATCTACGATACCATAATCCAAACATTCTTCGGCTGTAAGATATGTATCCGATTTAGAAACACCCTCCCAAAAGTCTGTATTTTTGTTCGTAACTTCACCCATGATACGATTTATGTTAGATTGTAATTTTTTGAGGTGGTCAGCACCTTTTAGTACATCTGAGGTTTTACCACTTTCAAAAGCGGAACCTTCATGAACCATAACCGTAGAATTTTTGGTCATACTTCTTTTTCCAGTACCACAGGCAAGTATTACAGCGGCTGCTGACATACAGGCTCCAACACAATGAGTGTTAACCTTTACAGGTAAAGATTTAAAATAATCTATTGTTCCTAACATGGCGTAAACATCACCACCATAAGATGTAATGTTGAGTGTGATATCTTTTTTAGGATTGACTGAAACAAAATTATCAAATCTTGTCATGACAGCATAAAGTTGGTCTTGGTCAATCTCATAACTTAGATACATTGTACTTTTTTGTAAATTAATACCCCATTCCAAATTCTTGAATAACATCTGTTGGTTTGGTGTCAAATTAGAACCATTTGAGTAGTTCACTTTAATCGGCGTTTCCATTTATTCTCCTTTTCTAAAAACGAAAATGGGTTCGTATTTGTGTCCTGCTCCCATTACACTTGATAATGTTAGTTCAATAGATTTCTCTTGTATAAGTCCAATTGACTTTGCAATATTTTGTGTTTCTTGTTCAATGAATTTATATTTCGGTGTATTTGCTATATTGTATAACATATAACCACCACTTTTTAATCCTTGATAACAATTTTTTATTGTCTTCTTGAGAAACCCATCAACCCATTCATCTTGGGTAGGGAACTTTTTATAACTTTGACTATTTTCATCCGAGTATTTCTCGGTATCGAAATAAGGTGGTGAGGTGAAACATAAATCTAATGATTCTTTTTTAGGAATGTAATCCTCACTACCTTGTTTATATATATCAACTTTCTTATTGATATAATTAAAATCTTTGCTCATTCTTTTCAATCCGTAAAATGTCTTTGTGGATGGTTCAGTACCAATATAATGTTTGGTATTTTTAGCGGATAAAAAACCTAACAAACGACCACCCCACCCACAAGACATATCCCATACCACTCCATCTCCAGCGTATTTTTCATAAATCAACTTTGCTGCTGTCGGTCTAAAGTTACTGACGGATTGAGTACCACTATAAATCTTTATTGATTGTCGTAATCTATTTTCATGAAACACATTTCTCTCTCCATTTGGGTCTTCACCTTTGTAATGTTTCTGTTCCCAATTCCAACACTTTCTAATCGTGGATTTGAACATATCATCATCCAAGAATATTTCCATCGGTGATTTTTTAGCACTACCACAACGGACTTCCCAAAAATGTGGATGATAAGTCCAACACAATCTTAGACCATGCATAGTTTGAACTATTTGATTGTCCTTGAATATTGTATCAACATCAAACTTTCTCAGTTTTTTTAGATGGTCGTGTTTTTCTTCCTCACGAATTGTATAGTGTGGGAATCCATGTCGTCTATAGTAATCGAATATAACTTCAACACCATACTCTCTATCTACGATATCTATTGAGTTTGTAACCCTTTCGAACTCTAAATCTTTTTCATCTACCTCAATTAATTTACCGAGAGTTTCGTAGTTTACTCTTGCCATATTTTATTTCTATAATTCATCACATAATCACTCCAAGAGGAAATAGGACCTGTTTTCTTAGAGTGAACAAACTCCTTAGAATAAATGAGTGAAAACAAATCAACGATATCTCGTTTAACTTTTAGGTCATATAAATTTGAGATAAAATCTTCGTATGTAGTGTTAGTTGTATTTTTACTATTCATCATCAGTTTGTAATTATATCTTCCCTCGTCATCAATATTAACTTTTCTCAACCACTTTGGGTTTTTGTTGTCTCTGACAATATTTCCGTTACTCCAATCAATCATATCATGAAGACTCATATCATCCATATCGAGAATATCTCTATAATCAATTATGTCATTTGAACTAAAGATTTCTGATAACCATTGTTCTTTTTTTCTAAAATTAGGTAATAACGGGCCTGTACTTGGTTTATCAAATGTTACATCAGAACTAATATAGAATTTCTCACCTTGGTATTCATTGAGAACATCCTTTACCTTTTTCATCTTACCCTTATAATCAAACCTTTCAATATCCTCAGGTTCAGTAAAATATTGAGAATAACTTTGAAATGGGTTATCAGGATCTATAACAGGCCAATGTCGTATGTGAATACCAATTCTATCCTTTACCTTATCCTTTATTATTTTTTTTAATTTTTTATCTCGAAGTTTAATCTTATGAACCCATTTGGAATAAAAGTTCTCATGAGGTTCGTAAGGTGGCCAATCAAAGTGTGTTGGTGACTTTATGAAATAATCCTTATTATCTAACTTCACCAACCAATCTTTTTTTGAGTCTACTACATCGAGATTTTGTAATTCATGGAATTTATTATCAGAATAAATGGTGTGCGGAAAATCAAGGTATTTGATTTCTTTCCACATCTTTTTTTCGACAATTATCTCATGTCTAAAATTATTATATTTATTTAATTCAAATGCAACAGACCATAGTTGGATTCGATTACCTAAACCAGTATCACCAATAGACCAACCACAATCACCTATTTTTATATACATTAGGGTAGGTTTAGTTTCTTAATTTCCTTTGGTTCAATTCCGAATTTTTGAAGTATGGCCTTTAATTCGGCTTTACCTTGCTCTGTACTATAGTATATTTCCAAATAGTCATGGGCTTCGTTAAGACTTGATTCATAGTATTTTGCTACTATTTCCAATAACCATCTTTGATATTTCATTGTTTTTTTTCCTTTTGTATACCTTAACCACTGCTTACCCTTTGGTAATATCTCGGTATACAATCTGTATAAGTCTTTTGGTTCTAATTTATATTTTTGTATTTCATTGACCAAATCTGTCCAATTCATATTCATGGAAAGAAACCTATGAACCATGTAATTAGACCAAGTCTTTCTATCGGCATCAGTAAGATTTTCCCAATAGTTCTTAGTCTGTTTAGATGTTATGTGGGTGATGTGGTCAAACAATGATTTTGTTTTTGTCATATCTATAACTATGTTGTTTTTATTTCAAACTACAAACTTTATGCGTACAACTCGATAATTCTATCATGAAGTTTTTCTGCCATTCCGATATGTTCCTTAGCGTTGGGATGTCTTACCTCATCAAATGTTATTCTGTCCGCATCTTCAAAAGGCCCTATCACAAAATTTTTGTCTATCTTATTGTATACATCGTCTACACGATACCTATAAGTTGAAAAATCAGGTCTGTCCTTTTGTTCATACCAATCATCATCAATTAAGATATCACACCAAGGCTGATAAAACAAGTATTTGATATTTTGGTACTTCAAAACCTCTTGTAGTGCATACACACTAGCTAAAAGTTTTTTAGTAATCTGTTCAGCATCGTATAAATGTTCACTAATAAACTTTGAAACTGGTTCATCGTAGTGCATGGCTTCTGGCCAATCAACTGGCCCTCCATAGTAAAATTTACCATTTTCTTCTCTTCTACTTGGAATACTCCATCCAACAATAACCAATACATCAGAGAGGTCTTTTTGTGAACATACCCATTGTATGGTTTTTCTAAACATCCAATCATTTGAGGCTGATGGGAGAGCCTGATTTTCTAATTCACAATTTAGTTTTTTAGAAAGAAGGTATGGATAACATTCGGTTTTTGGGTTTTGTAATTCAAAACCTTGTGTCCAACTATCTCCAATTGTGTATAACCTTTTGATATTCATTAAGAATGCACCACTAAACCATCATCCATGTAAAAAATATCATTACCGTCAACTTCAACGGCAAAGAATACTTTGTCTTCTAATTTATATTCAAGTGATGTTATATTTAAAGGTTCAAAATCATTACCATCAATTTTTCTGACCAACTGACTTGAAGTGCTTAACTCAGAGATGATATCAAATTTATAATCAGATTTATCAGGTCTACACATTATACGACTTACATTATCAGGTAAAGTATATTTGTTATTGACAACATAATGAGCTGGTATTTTGGATGAAATTATTCTCGTGACTTTAGAACCATTAATTGAACCTGATACAGATGTTGATGACCAAGTCCGATAATCATTACTTTCGAAATCTAAATTTGTTATTTTTAATGATTTAACATAATCACCGACTTGTAATGCGCCAATTTCTTTTTTAGAACCATCAGTCATTTCTATTTGACTACCTGTAGGAATGACATGACGATACTCTAAGGATGAAACAATATCCCATCTTTTATCATCACCACTTGAACTTGGTATTAATTTATGTGAAACAGATTCACATCCTAAATCAACCAATCCATCATGACTATGTAAAAGTGAGTAAGTGTATTCATAGTTGTATTTCCCCTCACCTGCATCACTACCACTACCGATTATGTACTTTTCATACATAGGTGTCTGTCCGTAATATTGATTCAAATCAAATGAAGCACTTAGTAATGCGAAATGACTTGACTCGAATGAATAAAACCGACATGAACCATTTAGTAGTGTTGTATCACCATCGTCAATTTTCATGATGTAATCAGGATAATCATTATTTGGTACACATGATGATGGGTCAAATTCTCCTATCAATAATGATGAAGATGGAGAGTTAGATAGTATGTTTCGAAATTCCTTTTTAGAATAGGAACCACTTGCTAAGGAGTTGAACTCGGTATACCTATAAGGTGAGTGTACAAATAATGTGTAAACATTCGAGCCTGATTGAATAGCATGTTCAGGTGATAAGTCAGGATTATCACCTATTGGGTCTGTTTCTAAAATCAAGGAAGAAGATATGTTGTGTTGTGCACAACTCGAACTTAATTCATTATAAAAGGCCTCAGAGGGATTACTCAAATTGTCACCATACTTTATTCCGATGACATGAAGGGTATCCACACTTTGACTTGATAAATAACTTGATAAAGCATTCACCTTTGGAGTCAATGGTGCATCGTACATACAAGCA